GACGACAAAGCAGAAGTGATTCTGGGCGGAAAGGCCCTGATGTGGTGGAGGAAAGTGGAAAGGGAGGACGTCGAGTGGGCGCGTGATATCATGTACGCGACACTCATGTCCAAACGCGGCATGCCGAGACCCCTACCCGAGTACCTCAGAGAAGCGGAACAGAAGACCTTCACGAAGCTAACAGCTCCGAGAAAGGCCCTCCATTTCGATCCTCGAAAGTACCGACTAGACTTCAACGACGAGTCCGAAGGTGAAACTGAGATGGTCAAGGAGTTCCTTGCTGTTCGAAAACAGAAGGAGCTTCGAGACGAAGTCATCAGTGAAACCCGACGAACTGTCCGAGACGTCTGTCAAGGGAAGGTGTACACGGCAGCCGACCGGATGACGCCCTTCTTCCCGAGTGCAAATGCCAACTACAATAACACGGTCTCAGAAGCCGGCACAGTGGGTGCCATTCTCGAATCACCTGATGTCCTGAAGGACCTCAAAAGTGATGAGAAGCTAATGAGTGTAAAGATTGTAGGAGGCAAGGGCACAAGGTCCACTCACTTGGAGCTGGATGACACGATGCTTAACGCACACTTCAACGCTATGATGGATCGGTGCGAGGAAAAAGCACGCACGGAGATTCCGATCGCTGTACCTCTTGCGCTTCCAGAAGCTCTGAAAGCGCGAGTGATCAGCAAGGGACCCCCGATGACGTACTTCGTCCTCAAACCCCTCCAGAAGTTCCTTTGGGACCTTCTGTATCACCATAAGAGCGGAGTGTGGAAACTGATCGGAGAGGAGATCACGGCGGAGTATCTGAGCACGCAGATCGGAGAGTTGAGAGAAGGCGAAAGCCTCCTCTCAGTCGATTACGCAGACGCAACAAACGAACTCATTTCTGAGGCGTGTGAAGCGGCGGTCGACGAACTCATCCTGATCGGGACAATCACCAAAGAGGAAGGTGAATTGGCCCTACGCGCTCTGACTCAACACCTGATCGAAAATCCGACCACGGGAGAGATCAAACCGCAGCTTAACGGTCAACTGATGGGTAGTATTATCAGTTTTCCGTTCCTTTGCTTCGTGTGCGGAGCAGTCTTACGTCGCGTACGGGAGAAGGACCTGAATAGGGTCCTAACTCTCGAGAACGCCAAGGTCGCCTGCAACGGCGACGACGGACTACTCCGAGCCACGGAGCGTGGGAAAAAGCTTTGGGAAGAACTCGCCTCAGCGGCCGGCCTCATGCCGTCAGTTGGCAAAGTGTACTTCAGCCGGCGATTCTGCAACGCCAACAGTGCGAGGTTTCTCGTTGTACCTCCGACCGTCCTGCTAAGCGACAAGAAGTCCGTTATATATCTCCAGAAGAGAGTATACATCAACCTGGGGTTGATACACGGGCTCAAGCGCAGCACAGGAGGGAAGGTGGAAAGAACGAGTCTCAACGACATTGGAGACGTCCAGAGCATGGGCGCAAACGTAAGGTACCTGCTAGAGAACTGTCCGAAAGGTTGCGAGGAGAGGGTCTATGACCGCTACCTCAACAAGAACTGGGACAAGCTCAGGCAAGCAGGAAACCTACCTTGGTTCCTTCCGGAGCACCTCGGAGGGATCGGATTGCCGATCCTCCTAGGACACCTCAACGAGAAGGGCAAGGAAAAGTTTGCGCCAAGTGCAACGGATTGCAGATTGGCCGCAGTGATCCACCACCACTACAGGATACCAAGGAGACCACGGAAGGTACCGTGGAAGCTGTGGCAAGTTGTGCAGAAAAGGCTCAAGAACGAACCGAAACTCACGATCGGTGACCAGTATCGCCAAGAGGCGACAATCCGATCGTCCTCGAGTGACGCGAAGTGGGGCGCGGAAGAGACCATCACGGGAAAACTTTGCATCGAAGCATTGTTCACCTGTAAGGGTCTCTCCGAGCTCTTCAACGCCAAACGAAGGGACGACGGAGGATGGATCAACGACCGGAGGGCGGTAGTTCGAGCAGCTCTGCGCAGCGGCCAGATGGAAAAGACAGAGGCATTCACTCCATCGACGCTCGCGTCGAAGGAGGAGATCTTCAGTCTACCCATCGCTTTGCGGGTGACGTCATTGTCAGCCGCTTACTCCTACCCAGAAACACGCCTCCCAAGCGACGCATGGAGCGTCGGCACTGAACGACATGTGGGTTCTTTTTCCTTGAAAGAAAAGAACCGTGAAGAAAAGAATAATTTGCCTACCATCCCGGAGGAGGACTCAAGCCTTGTGGGTCAAGAGTCACTACGGGACAGATGGGTTGCCAGTGGAGGACGTATCGTGGACGGCCGACTCGCATGGGACGAAGATGAGAAGAAGGAGGAGGAAAACCTCGTTCCCGAAACTCTTCAACGTCGCATGGCGAGTCTGCTGTCCTACGAAGCGGAAAGCCTCGAAACTGACAACTTCTTCTGAGATGTGCGCTGTATGCTACCGTAAATTCGGGCGTGGACTTACTTTCATGCCACGGAATCGGAAGGGATAGTGTTTGACCTGACATAACATCGGTCGGTGATCTTGAGGCCATAGAGCCAACGGACCACCTTCACACGTTCCCCCCGCCCTGGACAACATTGGACACGAGATTATCATCTCCCGTGTGA